ACTGGCGGCTCGGTCTGACCGGCGGGTTTGCCTGATGGGAGCTGAGTGAGGCGAGAGTCTCACGCTCAGTTCTGTGAGAGGCCGATGGTGCAAGTCCATCGGCCGACTCGACCCACGCTTGGCCGCAGGGCCGCGTAGGCTCGCATGGGTTCGGCGATGCCTTTGAGTTCCTTGGCTCCAAGGTCCTGCAGTTCAAACAAGCTTCCGAGCAGCCTCCGCGTATCCTCAGCGATGACGACAGTGTTCCGCTCGGCAATCCCCTGCAGACGTGCCGGCGAGGCTCCCCCCTATCCCGATCAATAGGAGTATCGCGAAGCCGCGGACTTCATGCCGACGTCGCGCGTGACTCCGACGCTCGATACGCAGCTCTGCAAACCGGTCTCCGTCACCTATCGAACCGGTCTCGGACGTGCCGAAACGGAAATTGGAAAATGGCGAGCAGAGACTGGCTCGACAAAACCACCAGTCCTCACCTGAAATTCCAGAATTTGCCGGCTAGAGACTCCGGCGGGCCAGCCTAACCCGCGGGAATGTCGGCGGTTCTCACACACGCGGAAAGAGCACAGTGGAGACCGCACTGGCTGGCTGGGCATGGAGGATTCGAACCGGCAAATGTCATTTTGAAGGGCGCCTTTTGAAAAGCTGCTGCGCGTAGCAACCAAGAGCTGCTCACAACGGCCGAGACAGCCGACAAAGCCATATTTTCTCGCACAAAGTACTGGATTTCCGCTGCAAACAGAGCGTGACTGTTGGGGCCTTGTAGAGCGCACGCGACGCTCCTGGGATCTGCCCCGCCGGCTGTAGGCCCTGTTGCGGGGCTTCGGCGGTGACGGCGCGCACGCCGTCGCCAACCGAACGAGGATGATCCCATGACACTCACTGATACCCAACTCGTGCTGCTGTCTGCTGCCTCGCAGCGGCAGGACGGTGCCATTGTCCTTACCCCTAACCTCAAGGGCAGCGCAGCCGGCAAGGTGATCGGGAAGCTGCTGCGGGACGGATTGGTCGAAGAAGTCCCGGCTGGCGCCTCAATGCCGGTGTGGCGCCGTGACGATGACGCAGGACCGCTCTCGATCCGCATCACTCCACGAGGTCTCGCGAGCATTGGACTTGAGGGCGACGTGATGCAGCTGGCCAAGGAGCCCAGCACCGCCGAGCAGCGGGCAGATGGCTCACCTAGAAGGCCTGCCCGTGCGGTCGCTCTTCGACAGAAAGGAGATCAAGGTCCGCAGCGGGCGGCCAAGCCCGGTCGTGGTCAATCGAAGCAGGCCCGGGTGCTTGCGCTCCTCCAGCGCTCGCAGGGCGCCACCATTGCGGCCTTGATGAAGGCAACCGGCTGGCAGCAGCATTCGGTGCGCGGCTTCCTGGCCGGCGTGGTGCGCAAGAGGCTCGGCCTGACCCTGGAATCGGAGAAGGGCGGCGACGCGCGCACCTATCGCATCGTGGCGAAGAGCAAAGCGCCCAAGAGCAAGAGCCGGCCGGGTCGCACGGCGGCGTGACCGGCATGCGCGGTTCATACCTGGATCGCGAGGCAGTCGAGGCCGAGATCGACCGCGTGCGGTCGCTCGGCTTCGACGAGCTTCGCGCGCTCTGGCGGCGGGCGTTTCGGTCGTCGCCGCCAGGCGCCTTCACCAAGGACCTCGTCGCCCGCTTCATCTGCTGGCACCTCCAGGAGCAGGCTTTTGGCGGGCTTGATCCAAGCGCCATGAAGCTCTTGGACGGCCTCGCTCACGGCGACAAGCGCGGAGCCGAGCGCGCCAGGCGCCTCAAGGCCGGCACGGTGCTCGTGCGCGAGTACCAGGGCGAGCGCCACACCGTGACGGTTGTGGCGGATGGTTTCCTCTGGCGCGACAGCACGTACAAGAGCCTCACGACCATTGCGCGGGCGATTACCGGCACCGCCTGGAGCGGCCCGCGCTTCTTCGGCGTGCAGCCGAACCTCGGATTGCGGGACTCCGACGAGGGGCCGGTAACGACCCGGCTCAAGCCTTCCGAGCCCCGCCGGGGTGGTCCCGGCATCCTCTCCTCGCGCGACCCAGAGAAGGTGCAACAATGAAGCCATCGGAACGCAAGGTGTTTCGCTGCGCGATCTACACGCGCAAATCCACCGAGCACAATCTCGACCTCGAATTCAACTCGCTCGATGCCCAACGGGAGGCCTGCGAAGCGTACATCAAGAGCCAGGCCCATGAAGGCTGGCGCCTCCTTGCCGGCCGCTACGACGACGGGGCCTTCTCGGGTGCCTCCCTGGAACGCCCCGCCCTGCAGCAGCTGCTTGCAGACATCAGAGCCGGCAGAATCGATATCGTGGTGGTCTATAAGGTGGATCGCCTGACCCGCTCGCTCGCTGATTTTGCCAAACTGGTCGAACTGTTCGACCAGCATTCGGTGTCATTCGTGTCGGTGACCCAGTCCTTCAACACCACCTCCAGCATGGGCCGGCTGACCCTGAACGTGCTGCTCTCCTTCGCGCAGTTCGAGCGCGAGGTGATCGGAGAGCGGGTGCGGGACAAGATCGCGGCCTCCAAACGCAAAGGCATCTGGGTCGGAGGCCCGATCCCGCTCGGCTATCGACGGGTCGACAAGAAGCTCGTCGTCGCGCCCGAGGAGGCGGAGACCGTGCAGATGATCTTCAGGCGCTATCTCGAACTTGGCTCCATGGGCGCGCTGATGGAGGAGCTGGACCGGCAAGGTATCCGGACCAAGGCCAACAGGCTCGCCGACGGCCGGGTCAGGGGCGGCATTCGCTTCGGCGTAGGACCTTTGGCCCATCTGCTCAGGAACAGGTTCTACCTCGGCGAGGTGGTCTACCGCGGCGGCGTGCACCCTGGCGAGCACGAGCCGATCCTTGCGCGCGATCTGTTCGACGCCGTGCAGACGAGGCTTGCCGCCAACGCCGTCGCCCGACAGGTTCGGCTCAAAGGTTCTGCGGCCATCCTGACCGGCCGCATCTTCGATGACCGCGGCAACCGCATGAGCCCGACGCACTCTAACAAGCACGGCGTGCGCTACCGGTACTATGTATCGCACGCGCTCTTGCAGAGCCAAAATACGACGGTCGGCAGCGTCACACGTGTGCCCGCGCCCGAGATCGAGGCGCTGGTGCTCGACGGTGTTCGCCAGCACCTTGCATCGGCTGGAGCAGATCCTGCGATGACCGACCGCGACCTGATCGAACGCCATGTCGACCGCGTGACCATCAAATCGCAGGCGGTAGAGGTCGGCTTTGTCTCCCCAAGCGCCGTTGTGCAAACGCAGGCCCACGGCCCGGCTCAGACTGAGGATACGATCACGCTGCCATGGGCGGCACCAAGCTTCGCGGCCGTGAAGGGCATCGTGCATGCGCCAAGCGCAAAACCGGCGATGAAGGCCGAGAGCCGCGATGCTCTGCTCACGGCAATCGCCAAGGCGCGAAGTTGGATCGACGACATCAGGCTCGGTCGCATCGCCTCTTTCGCCGAGATTACCAGGCGTGAAGGACAGGGCGAACGGCACATCCGCCTGCTGGCTCCGCTCGCCTTCGTGTCACCTCGCATCATTGCGGCGATTGTCGACGGCACCGCGCCGGCCGATCTCACGGTCACTGGCCTCGCCTACAAGCTCCCCTATTCGTGGGCCGAGCAGGAGCGCGGCATCGGACTTGTCCGATAACGCTTCAGACGCGCTACCACTTTAGCCTGAACCGTAGCGCACGAGGTTGACCGGACGATCGCCGGACAGAAAACCGGCTTGATGCAAGCTTCGTTCTCCGAATACCAATCGAGGAATTGGACAAGGCAGCGACCTGATCGTCATAACGACCATTCGGAAACGCGAGCCATCACTACGGAAACTCCCGCCGCACAAAGAACACGAACGGCGGAACGAATGGCACGCGCTGGAAAGCGCTTTGCTGGAACCAGTAGAGAAACTGGGAAACGCTGTCGACCTGATCGTCATGCCGACCACGCGGGAATGAGAGCAGTTCGTTCAGGAAATCGGCGAGCCAGGGGGCATCGTGCGGCAGAAGAACGTGACCGGCCTCGATCTTTGCCGATTGGGCGGCCATTCGGTCCATCTTGCTGCCTTCCGGCTTGATCCCGATTGGCCGCGTCATCCCGCTCGGCATGTCGGACCACAGGTCCTGAAGCAGGTTCATGCCCGCGCCGGCATTTTCGATCAGCACCGTGCTCCGAAATTGCCCCGCGGCCATGGCAATGATCTTGCGACGAAGAGCAGGATATTCAAGGCGGTCGCGATACACATGCGCAAGAAAGGCGTCATTCTTGTAGCAATGCCATGTCGTGCAGACGCAGTAGTCATTGCCGGGGCCCGTCATGGTTGCGATATCCCAGCTTTGGACCAGGTGAACATCGTAACCCGCCGCAGGCAACTCCTGATAGGTCGGGAACCAGGAGCGCCGGATGAGATTTCCATCGATCGGGATCGGCTGCTGCAGAAACTGGGCCGAGAACAAAAGACTCCCGACCTCATCCTTGATTTTCCGTAGCGTCTCGATGCTTTCTCTCTCGGGGTGTAGCGGCTCGCCGCCTCGCCAGTGATGCACTTCCCCCTCTCCAACTGTGATAATCTGGTCCTCGCCCGCGATTGCCGGAAGATTAAGATGTGCCCAGCCGCCTTGCCGCAGCAGATGACCGGCAAGATCATCGTCATGCAGCCGCTGCATTACGGCAATGATGGCGCCATTCTCCTTGTCATTGAGGCGTGAGACGAGAGAGCCGGTATACCAATCGATCACCCGTTTGCGCGCCGGTTCTGAAAGCGCCTCGCTGGCATTCAAGGGGTCATCGATGATGATGAGATCGGCGCCGCGCCCGGTCAGCGTGCCGCCAATCGAGGTTGCGTAGCGGCTGCCGCCCTGTGTGGTAACGAGTTCGAGGCCGGTTTCCTTGACCCAGCGTGTGGCTGGGAACAGTCCCTGGTACCACCCTGAGCCGATCACCAGCCGGAATTGCCGGTGCAGTTCCGCAGCGAAATCACCCGAATAACTCGCCACAATGATGCGGCGGCACGGATCATGCCCGAGTAGCCACG